GCAGCTTGACGAGGTCCTGACGAAGCTCCGGGGGCTTCCCCTCGATCAATTGAAAGCGATCGAGGCGGAAGCCTCTCGGGCGACCGCGCATATGCGGTGGGTGCCGAATCCCGGGCCTCAGACGGATGCGTACTTCTCGAAAGCCGATGTCCTGCTGTACGGCGGCGAACCGGGTGGCGGGAAGAGTCAGCTTCTCCTCGGTCTGGCATTCAACGAGCACAAGCGCACGCTGATCATGCGGCGCGAGTACGGCGACCTTGAGCGACTGATCGAGGATGCGCTGAAGCTCAATGGCGGTCGTAACGGCTTCAATGGGTCGCCTCCGCCCCGGCTTCGTATCTCCGACGATCAGGTCATCAACTTTCGAGCCGCCCAGCGTATTGGCGACGAGCAGGGCACGATGGGGCAGGGCCGCGACCTGCTGGCCATAGACGAGGCAACCCACTTTGCCGAGTCGCAGATCAGGTTCCTGATGGGCTGGGTGCGCACAGAGATACCGGGCCAGCGCTGCCGCACAGTGCTGGCGACCAATCCGCCCCTCACTGCAGAGGGCCTGTGGGTCAACAAGATGTTCGCCCCTTGGATCGACCCGACCTATCCGAAGCCTGCCCAGCCCGGCGAACTGCGCTGGGTCGTATCGGACGAGGATGGCAAGGACGAATGGGTGAATGGCCCGGACGACACGCGCGAGGTGCGCGGCAAGGTCATCCGCCCCACGTCTCGGACCTACATTCCGGCCTCGGTCAAGGATAACCCGTTCTACGCGGCGACGGACTACGAGCGCCAGTTGGATGCGTTGCCCGAACCTTATCGGTCGCAACTGCTGGGTGGATTCCAGACCACGTTCAAGGACCACGACTGGCAGGTGATCCCCACAGCGTGGGTGAAGGCAGCGCAGAAGCGGTGGACGCCCAAGCCTCCCGACCACGTTCCGATGTGCGCGATGGGCGTTGATGCCTCGGGCGGTGGCGACGATCCCATGATCATTGCTCCCCGCCATGACGGCTGGTTTGCGCCCATCATCGAGATACCGGGCAAGGACATCCCGCGGGATCGCATCGGCACGCATTGCGCCGGCCTTGTCCTCAGCCATCGCCGCGACGGCGCAAAGGTCGTGGTGGACATGGGCGGCGGCTATGGCGGCGGCATCTACGAGCACCTAAAGAGCGTGCCGGTCGAGGTCTCTGCCTACAAGGGCGCGGCGGCTGCGGCAGGCCGCACGCAAGACCGGCAGATGGGCTTTGTGAACAAGCGAAGCGAGACGATCTGGCGCTTCCGCGAGGCGCTTGACCCGGACCAGCCCGGCGGCTCGCCCATCGCGTTGCCACCTGATCCCGCGCTCGTGGCGGACCTGACGGCCCCGACATGGGAGGCCGTGAGCAACCGCGGCGGCATGGCGGTCAAGATCGAGAGCAAGGAAGACGTATGCGATCGGCTCGGACGCTCCACGGACCGGGGCGATGCCGTGGTCATGTGCTGGTCCGAGGGGCTGAAGACCAAGCAGGTGAAGGGCGGTTTCCGTCCGGCCAAACGGCCCGAGGTGGTGATGGGCTATCAGCACATGCGCCGGCCGCAGGCGCAGGGGCAGACGCAATCGTGGAGGTCGCGGGAACATGACTGACACGATCATTACACCACAGGATGCTCCGACGCTGGTTGTGCCGACGCCACAGCCCGCCAGCGATCCGAACGATTACACCGGGAAGTACAACACCAAGCTCTCACCGGACGACGAGAAGAAGTTCCAGGCATGGCTTGTCGAGCAGAGCAAGGCAAGCGGGCACGACATGACCAATGACCTCTACGACTACGATCTTCGGGGAGCATGGAAGGCTGGCGCCGGGAAGAGCGCCAACGGCCACATGACCGACGAGTTCAAGAAGCCGAACCATCCGACGTTCTCGAATGAGAGCAAGTACAGCGGACAGGATGGCAACGTTGGCGGCAAGTGGGTCGAACAGAATGGTAAGACCGTCTACGTCCCGAGCGCGACGAACCTGCAGCATTATCCGCCGGCCGCTCTGAGCGATTATTTCCGGCGCGTCGAGCCCGATATCAAGTTGCAGCTTCCGGGGGTTCAGTGATGGCCGTCTCCGCTCCGAAGATGGCCTACGTGCCGCGCAAGCCCCGCAAGAAGGGGAAGAAGTGATGGGCGGCATGAGTGCCCTTGCAACGCCTCCGCCGCAGCCGCAGCAGCAGACGGTCGTTGATCCGACTCCCGTGCGTGGCCTGCCCGTCGGCCCGCAGCTTTCCCCTGAACAGCAGGCGGCGAAGGACAAGGCCGCGGGCGTGGCGGCGGCAGAGACCGACGAAGAGCGGCGTCGACGGCTTCAAGCGGAGCAGGACAGGCAATCGACCATCCTTGGCCCCATCTCGTTCACCGATCTTGGCGGCTCGGCGGGCGACGGCGCCGGCGGCGATGGAGGCATGTGATGGGAGGCTTATTCGGCGGCGGCGGCTCGTCCTACAGACCTCCTCCCCCTCCACCTGAACCTGTAATTCAGGAAGCGCCGGCCCCCGCGCCTGTGCCCGACACCGAGGACCAGAAGCGTGCGGCGTTGAAGCAGGCGGCCGCCGATCAGGCCCGCATGACAACGCGCCGCTCGACGATCATCGGCGATGACGGGGATACCTTGGGATGACTGGGGGTGACCGATTGAAGGACATTCGCGACCTGAAGGCACGAAGCGTCCAGATGCTCGCAGAAATGGCGGCTCGCCCTGACTGCTCTGCCCAACTGCGGAAGGCAGCCGTCCGAGCCATCGAAACGCAACTGGATGCTATCCGTGCAATCGATGACGGGTTGTTCCTCGTGGAGGGCAGTCCATGACCCAAGTCATAGACTTCATTAAACAACAATCAGAGAAGGCCTTTGATCGTGGTTCTTTGATGCAGCTCTTCCAGGAGCTTGCTGAGAACTTCTACGCCGAAAGGGCTGATTTCGTCGCGACCCGCTACCTCGGGACCGATTTCGCCGCCAACCTGATGACCAGCTATCCGCTGATCGTACGGCGAGATCTGGCCAACACGTTCTCGTCCATGCTCCGCCCCACGGCGAAGGACTGGTTCCATATCCGCAGCGCCCGGCCGGACAAGGAAGACACGACCACCAAGCAATGGCTGGAGTGGCTGACGGGGCTGCTCAAGAATGCCATGTACGATCGCGTGGCACAGTTCGCCCGGGCGACCAAGGAGGCGGACAACGACTTCGCGACCTTCGGGCAGGCGGTCATTCAGTCCGAGCTATACCGGCCCAAGAACGGCGCAACGCCCCATTTGCTGCATCGCTGCTGGCATCTCCGCGACGTGGCTTGGTTTGAGAACGACACAGGCAAGATCAGCACCATCTACCGCAAGTGGGACAGCGGCACGGCTCTGGACATCCTGAACAAGTTCCCCAAGACCATTCACGACAAGATGAAGGAGAAGGCGGAAAAGACGCCATTCGAGAAGGTCAAGATCCAGCATATCGTGCTGCCGTTCGAGGTCTACGACAGCCTCGATGGGGCGAAGAAGATCAGGAAGGACATCCCGCACGTCTCGATCTACTTCGACGTGGAGAACGATTGCCTGCTCGAAGAAGTGGGCCAGCGGGTTAACGGTTACACGATCCCACGCTTTCAGACCGTCTCAGGCTCGCAGTATGCCCATAGCCCGGCGACCGTGGCGGCTTTGCCCGACTCGCGGCTGATCCAGGCTATCACGCGCGTTCTATTGGAAGCGGGCGAGAAGGCGACCAATCCGCCGATGATCGCGGTCGAGGATGCGATCCGCTCGGATATCGGGCTGTTTGCGGGTGCCGTGACGTGGGTGGATGCGGACTATGACGAGCGGCTGGGCGAAGTGTTGCGGCCGATCACGCAGGACACAAAGGGTCTTCAGTTCGGCCTTGATTTGGTCCGAGACATCCGCGAGCAGTTGAAGGATGCGTTCTACCTCAACAAGCTGAACCTGCCGCCCCAGACGAAGGAAATGACGGCCTACGAAGTGGCGCAGCGGGTGCAGGAGTTCATTCGGAATGCGCTTCCGCTCTTCGAGCCGGTGGAAGAGGACTACAACGGGCAGATTTGCGAGACGGACCTGCAAATCCTGATGCACGCGGACGCGGATATCCGGCGATCGATCCCTGACGGCCTCAAGGGCTCGGACTACCGCTTTGTCTTTGAAAGCCCGCTCCGGGATGCGGTCGAGAAGGTCAAGGTCGGCCAGTTCACCGAGGCGTTGCAGATCATCGCACAGGCCCAAGGGCTCGATCCCTCGGCGGCGTTCGTGCTCGACGGCAAGACGGCGATCCGCGATGTCATGGGTGCCACGGTGCCGGCGAAGTGGATCAACACCGAGGACAACGTGGAGAAGATGGCGGCCAACGCGGCTGCGGCGCAGAAGCAGCAGCAGTTGCTCGAAATGCTGGGCAAGGGGGCTGCGGTGGCGAAGGACGCGGCTGCGGCCGGGGCGGACGCCAGCACGACCATGTCTCAGTTGGGGCCGGCATGATGGACAGGGACCAAGCCGAGCGCATCGCCAAGGCGCTGGAGAGCATCGCGGATTCGCTGGCGAAGCTGGCGCATCCACGGTTCGTGGTCGACCACAAGGGTAGCGTTGCCCTCATGCAGGAGGACTTGTGGCGGGCGCAGGCCGGCTATGAGTTCAACCATGCAGCGGGCGGGATGTCCTTCGTGGACAGCGCTGTGCTGGGCGGCCTCCGCGAGTCGGGGGCGGCATGAGCGACAAGGGTCTATCGCTGGAGAACTTGATGCGGGCTCGG